TTAAGAACAACAAACAACCAGAACAACTTTTAAAAGCACTCACAGTTGCTTTTCCAAAATACGATATTAATACGGCAGAACGTGCTGCTGGCTTTTTAGCTCAGTGTGGACACGAGTCTATGGACTTTACTGTATTGAAAGAAAATTTAAACTATGGTGCTAAAGGTCTACGTGGCACTTTCGGTAAATATTTTGCAGACGATGCAATCGCAACGAAATACGAACGCAAGCCTGAAATGATTGCCAATCGAGTGTATGCTTCTCGTATGGGCAATGGTAACGAAGCTAGCGGTGATGGTTATAAGTATCGCGGCCGCGGTGCTATTCAGTTAACGGGTCGTGATAATTACTCAGCGTTTGCAACAGCAATCGGCAAATCTATTGACGAGACTATCGCTTATCTTGAAACTCTAGACGGTGCAATCGAATCTGCTTGTTGGTTCTGGAAGAAAAACGGCTTAAATGAGATTGCAGATAAAAAAGATATCCTAGCAATGACTAAGCGTATCAACGGTGGCACTATTGGATTGGAAGACCGTAAGAAACATTATGAGCATAACTTGAAAGTATTAGCTTAATGATTAATCCTCAAACAGTTTCAATCTTTATTGAAGCTAGTGGTCAAGAAGTATGTGAAGAAAATCAAGACCTTTATGCAACATTAATTGAAGAAGAATACAAAGAATTCTTGCAAGCTAGACAAAACAATGATAATATTGAAGAACTCGATGCTTGTATGGATATGATTTGGGTTATTCTAGGTTATTGTCACATGAAGGGCTTCGATGTGAATGGTGCCTGGGAAGAAGTAAAACGTAGCAATCTCGATAAGATTGACTACGAAACGGGTAAGGTGATTCGTAGAGCGGATGGTAAGATTCTCAAACCAGAGGGTTGGACTCCACCTAATCTTGAATCTTTTGTATAACTCATTGTGAGGTTATTATGAACAATTTTGTAAATCTTTTAAAATCAATTCTTAACTTTTTATTAGGAAAGAAAAAACAACACAAAACAGTCCAAGAAACTGTTTATGAAACTATTAAATCTTTCGGTCAACGTGGATGTATTAGTGACCAAGTATTGAAACGTAATCCATCAATGCCATATCCATCTGTGACAGCAAGATATCGAGAGTTACTTGAAAAGAATCTTGTTGAGTTCACTGGTGAACACAGACCCGGTAATACTGGTCGTTCGCAACGTGTAATGAGGGCTAAAGTATAATATGAAAAACATTAATGATTATTCGAGTGTAGCAAAAAATATTGCGACATCTAAAAAATTACCCAAGTCTTTAAAATACGATTTGTATCTTCGAGAGTATGATGACATGGTAGAAATTTTAGGTTTAGTTGATGACCCAACATTGGATGCTAAAGAGTTCAAAGGAAAAGATAACATGTTTCCTAAGAAATGGGTAACACTTGATATATTATCTGTCGCAGAAGTGGAGAAGTATGATGCAAGAGGTTAAACTAATCACATTTAAAACAAATCATACCATCATAGGAAAAGTTGAGATAAACAAAGAGCAGGGATTTGTTTCAGTTAAACAACCAGTTCAAGTTATTGTTGTGCCACCAAAATCTGCAAATGACCAAGGTGGCATAGCATTTTCACCATATCTCGAATTCTCACAAGAGTTCACAAGTGGTATACAGATTAGCGCAGACGATGTGTTAATTTTATCAACACCAGTTGTTGAACTCGAAAATCAATATAACCAAGTATTCGGTTCTGGCATACAAATTGCTTCAACTTTGCCAGGAAAATGATATAATAGCTGAATGAAAAATTACTATACAAGCGTAGTGGCTTCAGGTAGTAACATTTTATTTAGAGGTATTAAAGACGGTAGGCGAATGAAACTGAAAATTCAGTATTCGCCTACTTTGTATTTGCCCTCAAAATATGAAGTTACTGACTATAAGTCTTTATCAGGTGAATATCTGCAACCTAAAAAGTTTGACACTATTCGTGAAGCAAGAGACTTTGTTAAACGATATGAAGATGTAGAAAACTTTAAAGTGTATGGAAATTCTGGTTACGAATATGCCTTTATTGCCGATGAGCATAAGGGTATGATTGACTGGGATTTTAAAGACATCTTAATAGGTGTAATCGATATTGAAGTTGCCTCTGATAACGGTTTTCCAGACCCCAAATTAGCTGCTCAACCAATAACAGCGATTACTATCATGTATGTTGGTGGTGACACGTATACTTTTGGTTGTGGAGATTACACAGTCAAGGGTGAAGAGAAATATACTAAATGCTCTGACGAGTATGAGTTATGTTCCAAATTTCTAAATCTATGGTCTGAGAATTGTCCAGATGTTGTTTCTGGTTGGAACTCTGTTGGGTTTGATATACCATATATCATCAATAGATTCAAGAAAATTCTAGGTGAAGATACAACTAAAAAACTATCTCCTTGGAATGTGATTACTGAACGTGAACGAGTTTCGAGTTTAGGTAAAGAATATACGACATATACTATTGTTGGTTTAGCATCGTTAGACTACATGGAATTATATAAAGCATATTCTCCAGAGGGTAACTCACAAGACTCATATCGATTAGATAACATTGCCCATGTTGAGTTAGGTGAAAATAAAATATCATATGACGAGTATGATAGCCTCACGCAGTTGTTCAAAGAAAATTATCAAAAGTTTATCGAATACAATATACAAGACGTTAATCTAATCCTCAGACTTGACGACAAACTGAAACTATTTGAGTTGGCATTAACCTTAGCATACGACACTAAAACAAATTATGAAGATATATTTGCTCAAACTCGCATGTGGGATTCTCTAACATATAATAACCTTCTCGATAAGGGTATTATTGTTCCTTCAAAAGTTAGAGCTAGCAAGAACGAGTCTTACGAGGGTGGTTATGTTAAAGACCCTCAAGTAGGTGTGCATGAATGGGTTGCTAGCTTTGACTTGAATTCTCTATATCCCCATTTGATAATGCAATACAATCTATCTCCAGAAACATTGATTCAGCCAGAAGATTATACGCCAGAAATGCGGGCTTTGATTTCAGAGCAAGTCACTGTAGATAAACTACTAAATCAAGATTTCAATTTAGATTGGTTGAAATCTAACAATATAACTCTAACACCTAACGGACAGTTCTTTAAACGAGACATACAGGGTTTCTTACCTAAAATGATGGAAGACATGTATGAAGACCGTAAAAAGTTTAAGAATTTGATGCTAAAAGCAAAACAAGAGTATGAGTTAGAAAAAGATACAACTAAAAAAGAAGAGTTAGAAAGATTGATAGCCAGGTATAATAACCTACAACTAGCAAAGAAACTATCATTAAACTCAGCATATGGTGCGATGGGTTCACAATACTTTAGATTTTATGATTTAAGAATTGCTTCAGCAATTACAACATCTGGACAATTTAGTATTCGATGGATTGAAAGTAAGATTAACGCATATCTGAACAAGCTATTATCTACGAACGAAGACTACGTGATTGCGGTTGATACAGACTCTACCTATCTGAGACTTGGTGCACTTGTCAATAAAGTATATGGTGTTGATGGTGCAGTATCGATGCCTAAGCAAAAAGTAATCGAGTTTATGGATAGAGTCTGTGAAGAGAGACTACAACCCTACATAGATAAGAGTTTTGGTGAGCTTGCTGAATATATGAATGCTTATCGTCAAAAAATGCAGATGAAGCGAGAAGCTTTGGCAGATAAGGGTATATGGACTGCCAAGAAGCGATATATTCTAAATGTATACAATAACGAGGGTGTTCAATATGCTGAACCATATGTTAAAGTAACTGGTCTAGAAATGATTAAATCATCAACACCTTCCGTAGTTCGTGCAAAGATGAAAGAATCTATTAAAATTATGATTTCTGGAAAAGAGACTGATATGCACGAATTTATTGAGAAATTTCGTAATGAATTCAAACACTTGCCAGTAGAAGAAATATCATTTCCAAGAGGCCTCAATGGGTTGAACGTTTATTCAGATACAGTTACTTTGTATAAGAAAGGTACACCTATCCATGTTAAAGGTGCTATTGTATATAATTACAATTTAAAGAAGATGAAGTTAACAAATAAGTATCAACTTATACAAGAAGGTGAGAAAGTTAAATTCACTTATTTGATTGTGCCTAATCCATTTAAAGATACCGTAATATCTTTTCCAAATAGATTGCCGAAAGAGTTTGACATACAGCAATATATTGACTATGATACACAATTCGAAAAGACCTTTCTGGATCCAATTAAAATTATTTTGAATTGTATGGGTTGGAACACAGAGAAACAAAACACATTATGGTAATAGTTTTGTCGCAATCTGTTATTAATGAAGTTAAAACTAGTGATAAAGGAATATAAAAATATGAGTTTATTAGATAAAATTAAAAAGAATAGCACGATTAAAGACAGTGCTATTCTAGCAAAATCAAAATTCTTTAATGAGAAAGATATGATTACGACAGGTGTGCCTATGGTCAACGTTGCGTTGTCTGGTAGACTTGATGGTGGTTTGACCCCTGGTTTAACTATGTGGGCAGGTCCATCTAAACACTTTAAGACTGCTTTTAGCTTATTAATGGCTAAATCTTACATGGACAAATATCCAGAAGCTGTGATGTTGTTTTACGACTCAGAGTTCGGTACACCAAAACAATATTTTGAATCGTTTCAGATTGATATGGACAGAGTAATTCATACACCGCTTACAGATATTGAGCAGTTAAAGTTTGATATCATGAATCAACTACAAGACATTCAACGTGGTGATAAATTAATTATTATTCTCGATTCAATCGGTAACTTAGCTTCTAAAAAAGAAGTAGAAGATAGTTTAGACCAAAAGTCTGTCACTGATATGTCTCGAGCAAAGCAAGTTAAGAGTTTATTCCGTATGGTAACTCCACACTTATCGCTTAAAGATATACCTATGATTGTAGTTAACCATACATACAAAACTATGGAAATGTATGCTAAAGATGTTGTTGGTGGTGGCACTGGTTCTTACTATTCAGCAGATAATATCTTTATTCTAGGTCGCCAACAAGAAAAAGATGGAACAGATTTAGTGGGGTATAACTTTATCATTAACGTTGAGAAGTCTCGTTATGTTCGTGAGAAGTCAAAAATACCTATCACGGTAACTATGGATGGCGGTATTCAGAAATACTCTGGCTTAATTGATGTTGCTATCGAAGGTGGTTTCGTAACTAAACCAAAACCAGGTTGGTATGCTAAAGTCGATAAAGAGACTGGTGAGATTGGCGAAAATGTTCGATTTGCAAAAACACAAACAGACGAATTTTGGAAAGATTTGATTGATAATAAAGCATTCAAAGAATTTGTAGAGAGAAAATATGAAATATCTTATGGAAATATTATGGGAGAAAATCCTGTTCTGGAAGAAGTTCTCGAAGACGAAGCAGATTAAAGAGGGCATT